ACCGCGCCGCCCGCCGTGCCGCTTACGAGGCGATGACGCCCGACGAGCGGGCTGCGCACGACGAGGCGCAGCAGCCGAAGCCTCCGATCCTGGTTCGCACGCCCGCTGATGTCACCGACGAGATGATCCGCACCACCGACGCCCTCGCCCGCGAGGACGACCGAGGGAACATCGACTGGGAGGCGACGATTGACCGCATCGACTGGTGGCGAGGCGACGACGGCGCAGAGTGGGACTTCGGCGATCTGCCCTCCGACGACCCGGTGTTTGAGAAGATCAAGCGGGGGGTCAGAAACCTCCGCAGGGAAGGAGACCAGTAATGACTTTGACACAGCAGGCTCAGGACATCGTGGCCGCGTTGGCACCCGGCAGCGGGTGGGAGGTGGTCGACGAAGGAACGCTGTTGACCCCCAACGGTTACGAGATTGAGTGGGACGGCATCAGCCCAGACGGTGAGGAAAGCATCCTCATCCAACTCGGGATGATCTGATGGCCGCCGACAGGGAAACCATGATGGTGCCAACCTGGCAGTGGAGCAACGACTTCACCACATACCCCGACGACACCTACCTTGTCGTCAGGACCGTAGAGGACGGGAAGCCAACCACCGACCGTCCGGTCTGGAAACGGGTGTGGGGGGTCTTCCCGCCGGCCGTTGCCAAAGACGGCACGTTGCAGTACCAGCACGATCGAGCGGTTGCTTGCGCCCGGGCGCTCTGCACGCCAGGAAAGGCAGCGGTTGTGAAGTCGTGGGCGATCGTGATCGCCACCCAAGACGTACCCGCTTATGAACCCGACTATAAGGAGGCAGCGTGATGAGCGACCACACCCAATCCAACAGGGATGAAACAGACATTGAGATCGTTGAAGCGGAACTCCGCAGGGAGCGTGGGGTGCCGACCATGACAGCAGGCGAGTGGTTGCATCAACACGAGAAGGTGCTTGCGCTACAGGCTGAGTTGGACGAGTTGAGGGAGGCAGCGTGATGAAGGTCGACCGACCGAAAGCCGCCGAAGAAATGCTGTGCCGGTTTCTGGAACTGGCCCCCGTTTCCGAGGCGCGATGGAAGACCGTCTACGACAACCCCAAAGTCCCCGGTAATGAGCAACTGACAACAGTGATGCACGTGAGGGTTTGGAACGCCTGCGACCATTACCGCGAAATGTGGCTGTCCCCGACATGGTACAACCTGTCCCTGACCGCCGACGACGGCGAAGAAAACTATGAGTTGGCATGGGCGCGTGCGACCCACGACAGGGGCGGGTTGGAGTTACCGGAACCCGGCCCGTGGCGGTACCAAGGCGGCAACGACCACTGGGGTCACAACGGCCTGTCAATCGCCCACATCGAAACACGGCTCGGGATCAGACGATCACCTCGCACCGACCTGATGAACGCTGTCTGCGGCTGGTGCGGTCAGGAAAAGCCTGGCGTCGGAGCAGCCCGATGACTACTGTCGCCCGCGAAGTCACCGAGTTCATCGCCAACGACTTCTTGTCGTACCGCCAACTCGGAATGTGTTTCAAGAACCTGGCCCGCCATCACGACAAAGGCCGCTTCATGAACGACCTTGCAGTCAAAGGTCTACGGCACGTCACCGACCCGGCAGCCAAGCGGTACCACCAACAGTACGGGTCGTCGTCGGTGCCGTGGTTCACGGTGTTCACTGTCGACGACCGCGACGAAGCATCACGCGAACTCCTCGGCGACTTCCTGACAGCCATCGAAACCGGCGACCGCTGGTGGGACGACAAGCAAGGAGAACCCGCATGGGCCTAGACAACTTCCCCCACACCTACCCCTGCCAAGAGCAGGGAACGGCCATCAAGAACCCCGACACGGGCGTAACCAACTGCACAGCCACCGCCGAAGCAGGCGGCTGCCCGTGGGACACAGCCCCCGGCCGGCCGACCGAAGGCGGCGCGCTCGGCATATTCGGAACCAACTGCTGGTACCGAGGCAAGTACGGCAACTGGCTAGCAGCAGCCCTTGAACTAGACGACGGGTCGTTCTACGGCACGAACGAAGACGGCGACTACCTCCCACCCGACGAATGCAACACCCTGGCCGACCGCTTGGAAGAAGCATTGGCCGACAACGGCGGCGAGTTGTACCAAGGAGACACCCCGTACACCACCGACGTCAACTACGCTATATGGTGGCTCCGCTGGACCGCGAAAGTCGGCAACGGCGCAGGAGCATGGTTCTGATGGCAAAACCCTCCCCACTCACCGACGACCAACTAGACGCCATGACCCCCCATCAACGGGTCCTGCACTTCAAGTCGCTCGGGTTCGACCACAACGCATCCTGCTTCATCGGCCACGCCCAAAACCGCGACCGACGCAACTGGGAACTCCGCATCGCACGAGGAGAAAACGCGGCACGACACGCTGACGACCCCAACGAACTCACCAAAGAACGCGACGGCGCGCGAGAAGACGCCGAAGCCGAACAGCACCGGCAGTAACCCCACATGGCCGACACCCGATGCCAGGCCTGCAACGCCCGCATCACCTACGTCGGCGACAGCATCTGGATTGACCCCTACCAAGACGCATACTGCTGGGGGGCCGTCTTACACGAACCACCCCCATGCCCCACGCAACAACGCTCGCAACACTAGGCTCGCAACATGCAGCAACTCACACCCGAAACCGCTGCCCGATACCGCGAAGTCATCCGACTCCGCGCGGCCGGCCTGTCATTCGATGACATCGCCCGCCAACTTGACTATGCCGACCGGTCAGGAGCGAAACACGCCTACGATTCGGCGCTCGAACGGTGGGCGATTGAAACGGTGGAACAGCAGAGGGTTGTTCAGTCAGAACGGTTGGATGACCTTTGGCGGCGCATCTACCGCGCGATTGCCGAAGGCGACTTGGGCCAGGTTGATCGGGCGTTGCGCATAGAGAAACGTCGGGCGGACCTGTGGGGGTTGGACGCCCCGAAGCAGCATGAGGTGGCAGGCGTAGGCGGCGGCGCGTTACGAACCGATGTCGGTGACATGCTGTTGGCGCGGTTGGTCGAACTGCGCGAGCGGCAGGGGCCGTTGGTTGAGGACATCGATGTGGACCCGCTGGCTTTGACGAACGGCCAAGGGGATGTAGACCCCAGCCATGAGGTGCCCGTTGAGCCGACTGATCAGTCTTAGCCTCCTTACGGGCCGCCGGCTAGCGCAAGGTGTGAACCCCCTTGGACCGTCTTCGGCGGCAGTAAGGCGGCCTAAGGATGGCTGACAAACTGGCCGGCATGAGTCCTCGAAGCATGAAAGAAGGCCTCGAAGCACGAAAGAAGGCCTCGAAAGGCCTCGAACAAGCGGCGTTTGCCCTGGTGAGGACTTATTCGGCTGATGAGGGCTTACATGGCTGAACTGTCAGCCGCCGAGGAGATCGTCCGTCGCGCCCATCCCGAAGCGTTGATCGACGGTTTCGACGCTGACACCGCCGAAGCGTTCCTGTACGACTGGCGCATCTGGCAACGCCCCAAGCAGGCGACCCCTCCCGGAGACTGGACGGTTTGGTTGATCCTCGCCGGCCGCGGATTCGGAAAGACCCGCACAGGCTCAGAATGGGTACGCGAACAGGTCAACAGTGGCCGGTTTCGGCGGGTCGCCCTGGTTGGCCCGACAGCAGCCGATGTCCGCGACACGATGATCGAAGGCGACTCGGGCCTCCTGTCCGTGTTCCCACCCAGCGAACGCCCAACCTACGAACCGTCGAAGCGGCGAATCACCTTCTACAACGGCGCGGTCGCCACCTCCTACTCCGCTGACGAACCTGACCGGTTGCGCGGCCCCAACCACGACCTTGCCTGGTGCGACGAGTTAGCAGCATGGCGGTACCCCGATGCTTGGGACATGCTGGTGTTCGGTTTACGCCTCGGCAGTCGACCGCAGGCGCTTGTGACTACCACACCGCGTCCCACGCCGATCATCCGCCGGCTGGTCGAGCGCACCGACGTTGTCGTGACGAGCGGCTCGACGTATGAGAACCGCTCCAACCTGGCACCGTCGTTCTTCGACGAGATCGTCGCCCGGTACGAAGGCACCCGCCTCGGCCGGCAGGAACTCCACGCAGAGATTCTCGACGATGTAGAAGGCGCGATGTGGTCGCGGGACATGATCGAAGCGGCCCGCGTGTCGTCGCTCCCTGACTTGGTTCGGATCGTCGTAGCGATCGACCCGGCAACCACATCAACCGAGTCGTCTGCCGAAACGGGAATCGTCGCGGTCGGCGTCGGCGAGAACGGCGACGGGTACGTCTTGGAGGACCGGTCGCGGCGCGGCAGCCCGCATGAATGGGCGTCAGAAGCGATCGCTGCGTATCACCGTCTGAAAGCAGACCGGATCGTCGCGGAATCCAACCAGGGCGGCGACATGATCCGACACACGTTGGATACCGTCGAGCGCGGCATCCCCATCCGGTTGGTTCACGCGTCGCGCGGGAAACGCATCCGGGCTGAACCGATCGCAGCGTTGTATGAGCAGGGGCGCGTCCACCATGTCGGATCGTTTCCCGACTTGGAAGATCAACTGTGTTCATGGGTGCCGGATGTGTCAGCATCGCCGGATCGGCTCGACGCTCTGGTTTGGGCGTTGACCGAACTGATCGTCGACGGTTCCCGTCGAGCGCAGACTGTGTCGCCTGTATCTCTCGAACAGGAGAACCCGTGGGTGCCGCGTTGACAAAGCCAGGGATACGCCGGCTGATGTTTCATCGGCTACGATCCCGTCTATGTCCATGACCGACGACTTGATGAAAGCATCGCCGACGTCGACAGAACTCGGCGAGATCGGATCGTCAGGTCTGATCCAGTACGGGGGCGAAGTCCGCGAAGACTTCCTGCGCCAACTGCAAGGCAAGCGTGGCTTGGCGACGTACCGGGAGATGGCGGACAACCATCCTGTCATCGGCGCGATCCTGTACGCAGTCGAGATGTTGGTGCGTGGCGTCGACTGGACTGTCAGCCCGTCCGACCCGAACGACCAACGCGCCGTCGACGAAGCCGAGTTCGTTTCGTCGTGCATGACCGACATGAGCCATTCCTGGCCGGACACCCTGTCGTCGGTCATGTCGATGCTCACCTACGGGTACTGCTACACAGAGGTGGTCTACAAGCGGCGCAACGGCCCCGACATGAAAGACGCCAGCGAACGGTCCAAGCATGTCGACGGAAGGTACGGGTGGCGCAAGTGGCCGATCCGCGACCAGTCGACGATCACCCGTTGGAAGTTCGACGAACACGGCGGCATCGACGGCGCTTGGCAGATGGATACGGTCGCTGACTCAGGCGAAGTGTTCCTACCGATCGAACGCTGCCTGCTGTTCCGAACATCTACGAAACGGAACAACCCGCAGGGCCGTTCGATCCTCCGCAACGCTTTCGTGCCGTGGTACTTCCAGAAGCGCATCCAAGAGATCGAAGCGATCGGCATCGAACGCGACCTCGCCGGCTTGCCTGTCGCCCTGGTCCCGCCGCATCTGCTGTCCGATAATGCGACATCGCAGGAAACGGCTGCGTTGACAGCGATCAAGCAGATCGTCCGCAACGTCCGCCGCGACGAGCAGGAGGGGATCGTGTTCCCGCTCGCTTACGACCCGGACACGAAGCAGTTGGCGTACGACCTGA